ATACACATTTTCTTAAGTTGAGCAAGTCCCCCTATCTATTCGCTTTTAAGTTGAGTGCTTTAAACAAGGGGAAAGAACACGCGCGTTATCTATTTTATATATGTCAACTCTAGATTGTATATCAATATACTTATAGTAGACTTCCCCCAAAACAGTCTAACATATTCAATAAAAACAATACGTCGATTCTCAGACAAGAGAACATTAAAACACGTGGTCCCCCTTAATAATGCCTCAACTTGAACGACCAGAGACAAGCACAAGTGCTATTTTGGAATACCTGCTATGCTATAACTGACTGCCAGTTACCCTACAGGTTGAAATAAAAGAACAAGACAAGAACAAAGATAGAACGATTGTATCCTTTAAGTGGATTAATGGCCGTCTTTGTCTTTTAGGCAGTAAGGTGACCAAAACCCGCCTTGGCTCTGTGAAGCCCCTTCCCGCCGTTCTGACAGCATTGTGTTATATCTGCCACAGATCAAGGATGCAAAAGGAGTGTCGTGTATATAATTAACCGACCGGACGGTCAGGAGTGTTTTTAGTTCAACGTTAAACCATCGTCCAGCGGATATAGTTTAGTGTTAAACCATTACTGGGGAAAGTAGTTTAGTATTAAACCTTTATTAGTATAGTGTTAAACCATTTGCTTCATGTTGTGGTGTAACGGTATGGTGACACAAGCGGTATGGTACGGGGGGTAAGGGCCACCGGGGGCATGGGGGTATACGTACATGACCTAGACATATTTTCAGGGATTTCAGTTGTAAACCACACTCGGATAAACACACCCAGCTAAGAACCAGACCAAAACACACCTAAACAAAGTAAATAGGGCTTTTACTACTTATAAATATAATTACAGAAATGAAAGAAAAGACTTGACAAACGGTATTAAGGTGGTATAACATAATAACCTACAGTTATAACAGGGGGTATAATCGCGGGTTATAAGCTAAAGGGTATACTTAACGGTATATACCTATTAGTTCTTAATATAAAGTATATAACCTTCACTTACTAACAGTTATACTGTTGAGTAAAACCTACAGTTAGGTAGTATTTTTATATAAATAAGTTAAATATGTAGGGTACATACTCCGCTATGGTTGTCGTAAGCCTTTACTATCAATACCTTAGACTGTACTTACGGATTTTACAGCGGGTTAGTCTAACTGTTACCTACTTTTATGTCGTAATATTGAAAATAAAGCTTGACATCTTGTCAATTATGTGTAAAACTAGGTGTAATGAATAGAAGAGTAAAGACATATGCTTCCGAGAACGTAATCGAAGAGTTCTACTCAGCTCTAGCTGATGGCGATTCAAGCCGACTGGAACGAGTACACATACCCCGATCTGATGTTTTCTATGTACGACAATCCTATTTCCTTAGAACTGGCAACTGGGAAACACTAGACAGGATTGAACGCTGTATGTACCTCGAAGGCCACCTCTCCAAGAACGATATATTCAAACCAGACGAGAAAAGAGACTGGGAGTAATCCCAAGATAGGAAAAACCAATGGCCGTAATCGCTGCAGTAGTAACCGCCCCTTCTCCCTCCACGGGAGCACTCCTCCACACAATCACTTGGGATCAGATTAACCAAGACGACACTGGGGGTACCACACCTCTCATTGGTGGAATTAAGAAAGGTACAATCACCTTCGCTGGTACTTACGATTCAGGTACATGGACAGCAGAAGGTTCAATTGATGGTACTAATTATTCTCCTATGTACGACCGGGCAGGGACTATCATGGCTTCAACTGTAGCTATCTCCTTTGACTTCGTGACAGCCGTATCCCATATGCGTATTGCTCAGTCTGCTGGTACCACTTCAGACGTTAATGTTAACGTAGCTTACGGCTAATGGGTAACCGCACCGCCTTCTTTACCAGCATTAAGTCTTCTGTCTTCCGGGGTAAGTTCTCTCAGTCGCAGGTAGATGGGCTTAACCGTTTGCTTGACGCTATGGGTGGTATTGATGACAGCTACAAAGCGTATATGCTAGCTACAGCTTACCACGAGACTGCTCATACCATGCAGCCTATCACTGAGTATGGTGGTCGTAGGTACTTCGATAAGTACGAGGGACGAGCTGGACTAGGTAACATCAAACAAGGTGATGGCTACAAGTACCGTGGGCGTGGCGATGTCATGATTACTGGCCGCAGGAACTACACTCTCTTTGCTAGGCTAATAGGGATTAATCTGGTTGATAGACCTGACCTAGCTAAAGACCCTAAGACCTCTGCTCGTATCCTTATCAAGGGTTGTGTTGAAGGTTTGTTTACTGGTAAGAAGATGAGTGACTACACAGACTTTGTGCAGATGCGTAGGGTGGTTAATGGTACAGATAAGGCTCAGCTAATTGCTGGTTATGCTAACTCCTTCCTAGAAGCCCTAGACACTCCAGACAGCCTAGAGAACGTACTGGTAGAGCTTAACGAAGAACCTACCGTCACTGGTAAGCCTGTCCATAAGTCTACAACCAACTGGGCTGGTGGTGTTGCTGCTCTGTCTATTGCTTCTTCAGCTAGTGCAGATGTTAAGTCAGTGATTGGTAACCTAGGTGTTGACCCTAAGTGGATTCTATTGGGCGTTGGCCTAGCTGCTATTGGTTGGATTGTTAGAGAACGATTCCTGAAGAAGTTTCAACACGGGGTTTAACCTATGATTAACAGACCTTACTCTCGTTTAGAAGAACTACTAGAGGAAGAGGAAAGAGTAAGGATGCAAAAGAGGTGCGGTAGGGAAATGAAAGACTTGCACAAGCAATCAATGGCCGACCCTGCCTATAAGGATGCCTATGACGCCTTAGAAGATACCTTCTGTTTCCAATGGAACCTTAATCATAAGCTTGATCCTGAGGAAGACTAATGCTAGCTACTATCCTAAACTTCTTTAGTGGTGGTATTGTCAGGCAGTTCGCGGAACCCCTACTGGCAGCCTACGAGGCTAAACTCACAGCACAGAACGATCACGAACGGTTAGAAGCAGACAAGCTCATCGTTCAGATTGAAGCAGCACGAAGCATAGCGGTTATTGAAGCTCATGATCGTTGGTCTGCTACACGAGTAGGAAGGTTGCTTATTGTCGTACCTTACGGGGTGTGGTGGTCTTTAATCTTCTTTGTTTCTATTATAAATGGATTACTTGGGTACAGTTTAACCATCCTAGATATCCCACCAAAAATACATGATATGGCAAGTATCCTCATCCCTGCGATCCTTATTGGATCAGTTATCGAAAGGTTCAAGAAGTAATGCCCAGCCCTAAAACAGAGAAGAAGACACCAGTGCAGTCCAAGCGTAAGAATGCTGGAGGCTCTGCAAAGAAACCCGGTAAGGCTATGCCAGACCCTAAGAAAGCTGCTAAGCTAGGTGGTACGAGGGGTTCTTCCCGAGATAAAGCTTTTGACGAAGCCCTTGCTAGGCGTCACTCTGGTTCAGGAAGCTATGATAACAAGGTCATGAAGGGTGAGCTGGACGAACTTGGCGGCCTATACGGTCACGGAGTTAAGAAAATCACGAAGCAACAGAACAAGCTGGACAAGACTGAGATGGGTCTAAAGAAGAAAGCAGAAGCCAAGAAAAAGGCTGCGGCTAAGAAGAAAGCAGAAGCTAAGAAAAAGGCGAAGAAGTAATGGCAAAGCGTAAGTCGATCTACGACAAACCCCTCAAAGACATCAACAAAGATGGTAAGAAGAACTTCAAGGATACTTGGCTTGGAGATGCTATCGGTGCTGACGGTAAGGCTGGTGTTCAAGGACCCGGTATGAAAGCTTCTTTGAAGGGTGAGCGTCGGGGTGCTGAGAAGTCTGAAGCTAAGACTAGGCCTAAGGCTCGTCCTGAGAAGTCTGACGCTAAAACAGACACAGATAAAAAGAAGAGAGTATACAGTGGTCGAGGTAAGGCTGCTGGGGCTGATCCTGCAAGGGACCGACGTACTGGCTTCGCCTCTAGAGCTACTCCGGGTACTGTTAAGGTCAAGGCAGGGGCTGGTAACCCACCTACTCAAGCATCCACAGCAGGACCGGGCTTAGCTATCCCTGCGGGAGCAAGTAACCGGATTATCACTAAGGACGCTAGGACTACAGACTCACGACCAACCCGTAAACGTCCCACCGCGCTTGCTGCTCCACGTAAGACTGATAAGAACCCAACGGCGGATACATCTTCTGGTTTTGCTAAGCTCTCACAGATGGCTTGGTTTAAGAAGAACTACCCAAGGGACACTGCCTTCAAGCCTCACCATAAGAAGGCCTACGTAAAGTACAAGCGAGGTAACTAAGTAATGAAAGAACTCACAGAGAACCAACAGCGATTTCTGGATAACCTCTTTACTGAACAAGCAGGGGGTAAGCCACGTAAGGCTATGGCTATGTCTGGGTTTAGTAATAGTACCCCAGTCTCTACGGTCGTAAATGCTTTAGTAGATGAAATCGCTGAGGCCACCCGTAGGTACATTGCTACCGCCGCACCACAAGCAGTATACGAAATGGCTGATGTCCTCTCTAATCCTATTAAACTAGGTAACAAGGATAAGATGGCTGCTGCTAAAGACGTACTGGATCGTGCAGGCTTTGTTAAGACAGAGAAGGTAGAGGTAACTTCTAAGGAGCCTATCTTTATTCTACCAGCCAAAGACAAGTAATGGGTAGCAACAAGGTAAACTACAGGACGGTTATCAAGGACAAGAGGTCTAAACAGAGGCTACCATCTAAGCCTGTTACAAGGAACGATGAGTGGCTACCAGCCTTAAGAATGGCTAGGACTATACCCTTTGGGTACTCAGAAGACCCAGATGACCGCCTTGTCCTCTTACCTATTATAGAAGAACTAGAGCACTTGGAGATGGCTAAGAAGCTACTAAAAGAATATTCCTCAAGAGACGTGGCGCAATGGCTGACAGAGAAGTCAGGACGGTCAATAAGCCACGCAGGGTTACTAAAACGTGTCAGTCAAGAATCCACGAGAAACGCTGCAGCAGGTCAAGCGCGACGATATGAAAAGCTTTACAAAGAAGCGAAAGCAACAGCCGAAAGGATTGAAGCTAAAATCGGAGGTAAAGCCACAAAGCCCTCCAGACACCTTGCATAAGACCTACGCCCAGCCAAAGCCTGAACCTTACGACGTTAAAGAAGCCCAAGACATAATCTTTGCACCTAATGGTGGTCCACAGACAGACTTTCTAGCAGCCTCAGAGCAAGAAGTACTATACGGTGGGGCAGCAGGTGGTGGTAAGAGCTACGCAATGGTAGCAGACCCACTTAGAGACATGAATAACCCGCACTTTAGGGGCCTACTCTTCCGCAGAACGAACGACGAATTACGAGAACTAAAAGGGGTATCAAAAGACCTCTATCCACGCGCCATTCCCGGAGTACATTGGTCAGAGAAAGAGTCTCAATGGACTGCACCCTCAGGGGCTACCCTCTGGATGACGTACTTGGACAAAGAAGACGACGTAAGACGGTACCAAGGGCAGGCATTCTCGTGGATTGGCTTTGATGAGCTTACACAATGGTCCACCCCCCACGCTTGGGACTACATGAGGTCTCGTTTACGTACTACAAAGGACAGCGGCCTCAGTCTTTACATGAGAGCTACCACTAACCCCGGTTCATTAGGCCACGCTTGGGTTAAAAAGATGTTTATCGACCCGTCCCCACCCGGAGAAGCCTTCTGGGCTACCAGTATTGAGACAGGGGATAGGTTACAGTGGCCAATAGGTCACTCCAAAGAGGGTAAACCCCTGTTCAAGCGTAAGTTTATACCTGCTAACCTATTTGACAACCCTTATCTATCCGAAGACGGGGCATACGAGGCTAACCTACTCTCCTTACCTGAACGCCAGAGGAAACAACTGCTCGAAGGTAACTGGGATGTAGCCGAAGGGGCAGCTTTTAGCGAGTTTAACCGTACTTTACACACTATTGAACCCTTCGAGATACCCAATCACTGGGTTAAGTTTAGAGCCTGTGACTACGGCTACGGAAGCACTTCAGCGGTACTATGGTTCACAATCGACCCTGCTAACGAGCAATTGATAGTATACCGGGAGTTATACACCTCTAAGGTAACAGCACACGACCTAGCTGGTATGATCCTAGAGGCAGAACGCGGTGACCGTATACGCTACGGAATGCTTGACTCCTCTCTCTGGCACAATCGCGGGGATACTGGTCCTAACTTAGCCGAAGTCATGATACGCGCAGGTTGTAGATGGAGACCAGCTAATAGGTCTAAGGGATCGCGGGTAGCAGGTAAGAACGAACTACATAGACTACTACAGGTGGATGAGTTTACTGAAGAGCCTAGGTTAGTATTCTTCAATGACTGTCGTAACATAATCTCAGAGATACCTACCCTACCCCTTGACAAAAAGAACTTCGAGGATGTAGATACACTCTTCAAAGACGACCACGGCTACGACGCCCTACGATACGGAATAATGAGTAGACCCCGGAGTAGCATCTTCGACTTCGACTCAGAGACATCAACAGCTAAGTTCAAACCAGCAGACAAGGTGATGGGATACTAAGTATGGACGAGACTATAGACATGGACTCAGACTCCAACACAGCACTAGCTGACATCAGTAAACCTGAGCTTGGGGTTGATGCTGAGGCTGGTACTATCTTTTCTTTTGTAGAGACAAAG